CATAAGTTTCGTTAGCAGTAAATGACATACTTATACAAATTGGTTAAGGTATGTCCTTTACTGCTGGATTGATTGGCGGTAACTACTATCATAAACTTACACGTGAAGAGCTACCGAGCCATACGCATTGGATCTTAGACCAACAAACTGATGTAACCACTGCATTATATGGTAATTCATATAGTGATGTGCCTTTTACGAGAGCCACTGAACGTGCTAATAGAACTAATTATTATTGGTACGGTCAAACATATCCAACAGGCGGAAACAAACCTCACGATAATGTACAACCTTACGTGGTAACTTACTTTTGGAGACGTATCAAGTAGCTATTTTACCCTTCGCCAAAAGAATACAACTAAATATGGTTGAATATTTGCGTGTGGAGTTCCACTACCCGATGCGTTAGTATGAATACTATTTACATTATGGCTTTTATTGTCAGAGTAATGCGAGCCTTGAATTGTCATAAACTCCCATGCATCAGTTTTCAAAGCTCCTGATGTACCCCATATACCGATCTCATGTCCATGAGCAGGCATTTCAGAAAATGATAATGTATGGTAGTATTCTCCACCAGTAGAATTAGACGTAAAAGACATACTTGTACTACCATCATTTCCAGTACCTTCACCGACCAAAGTTCTACCTTGTCCAAAACGTTCCCAAGTACCACCTAAAAAGTTGCCTGGGTTGTTATTGTCATATGTAATATATACCGCACCAACCGGGAATATTTTATTCAAGAACATAGGAGCTACAATGTCGCCTAATACTGTTAGTGTATCTTTTTGATTGCTATCTTGACCGAAGAACGTTAACGACCTTCCATCTTTACCAAAGTTAATTAATGAGTAAGTAGGTGCTACTGTAAAGATTTGCCATGAGTAGTCATTCATGAATTTATCCTTAACACCGAAGGCTACTTCATAAGAGCTTGTTGCAGATGTAAATAAGTTACCTGCTTTGTAATCTTGCTCAAGAGTATAGTTGTTATCCCATGAATTTATCTTTGTCCATGAACTAGCCCCACTAGCTCGATATTGGATATAGAATGATGTCGCATTCTTTCCTGTTAAACTAGTAAATCCTACTTTGAAATGCAATAACGCATATGTTCCACTTGCTTCATCTACTACATAACTTGAGTTAGCACGTTTTGCAGTCACATTCGTTAATCTAGGTGAACTATATGCAGATACAGTTATTTTTCCACTGACTTGTGAACTACGACCACGTGAATCATAGATCGTTGTTGTATAGCTAATGCTACCACTACCTTGTACAGTACCAGTTGTAAATGAGCTATTGTTATATGTTTGTCCCTCAAATTCGGTTGATACAGATGTAACAGTTGAACCTTGTGCACCACTATATGTAATTGCAAAATTCAACCTAGATTGCGACTGAACTATCTGCCCAATTCCTGCACATACAGAATTTGCATCCGTTATTTTGATATTATCAATCGAAGGAACTACACCGCTTCTGACTTTGATAGTTGCATTTACCGACTTAGAACCAACGGAATTTGAACCACTGAATGTTTCTAAAGTAAACGTTGCGATGCCACTGGTTGAGTTAGGTAAGTCCTTTTCCCATGCCGTAGGAATGGTATAAGAAAAGCTAGGGGTTGTTGTACCACTAGCTATCGTTACTAATTCACTTGTTTTACCATTCCATGTTGCGTAGATTTTATGCGTAAAGTTCTTTGAAGCACTCGAACCGTTAATATTAATAGTGTTACCACATTCAATACTAGGACTATCAATAGATATACTTGATGCTCTTGGAATAGTTGTCAATTTAACTGTACCACTGCAAGAGCCAGTAATAGGTGCATAATATCCAGGGTTACTTCCACTGAAAGATGCACTTACCGAAATTGTTTTTGAGCCATCTGCATCATGCGAAATAGTTACTGCCCCACTTTTTACACCAACAAGCGTATTTACCGGCACATTAGGTGTAAAGCTTTGGTTTAACACTTGAGTACCATTCACGGATACTTTAAATGTTTCAGGAATTCCATTGTGTGTATGATACTGCGTGTTTGAACGAATGCCAACCCACCACTCTACATATGATGTGTTATTTTCAACAGAATAAGATATTTCATTGATTCGTAATATTAACGAATACTTATCCCACTGGCCACTACCAATTTGTATTCCGCCACTAAATTCTGCCATTCAATCACCCTACTTTCTTAAAGTCTAAAGAGCCATTTGCTCTTGGCACAAATCCAAATGCACCTACTTTTAAAGACTGCGTAAATTGACCATCTGTAATGAACATTGTTTGGTCATTTATGTATGTTACCTTTGCACCATTCTTTTGAATCGACCATTCTTGATTTGTAATCTTAGTTTTAAATGCACTATCCGATTTGCCTAGTGTTAAAGCATCGTTATCAAACGACATATAACTGTTTACGTTGTCTGTGGTTTGTTTCAAACCATCTAATCTTCCATTTACACTGTCAATTTGACCGCTCATCTCATTCTTAGCATCAGTTACTGATTGATTGATTGACCATGTAAAGTCCTTCTTTGTTTGAGTAAACTGAGTTGATACAGTATTTTGATAATGCTCAAATGCCGAATTTGATACATAAGTTTCTGATACCTTTGAAGTGATTTCATTTGCTTTAGTCTCAATAGCAGACTGTCGCTCAGTGCGTTCTGTATTTATTGCTTCATCTACATCTTCAGGCGCTGGAGTCCATGCTGTAGGCTTATTACCAAATTCTGCTTTAGGTGAACTAATCCAGCAAATACTCTTTTTTCCAGGACGTGAATTGCATGTAAAGTTAAACTTCACTTCCGTGCTGTCTTCAGCTACTCTAAATGTTGCATAGATATAATTCCATCCAACTTTAAGCTCTGAAGCACTAGGAATGCAGACCGGATATGATCTATTAGGATTAAACCATTGATATTCACCATTATGTGTAAATAGAATTCTGAACTCATATCCATCAAGTTGACCTACAGTTTCTATATAAATCCACATGGATATTGTTATATCTTGTCCAAGAACATCCGCCAAATCCCATGTGGATTTAAGGCTACCAACTACAGTGTATTTTTGTGATGTACCCGATGTATTATCGCAAATAAGTTTTAATGTGTTATTACTAAATTTAGTGTACTTATTGTCAACGTATACTTCTTCATTGTTTTTAACATCTTTAAATGCTGTGTTTCTTAATAAATTTCTTCCACCAACAACAATCCCTTCAGGAGTACTTCCAACAGAATACGAAGTACTCTGAGTGTTATCGCTATAAGTAATTACTGTCCTTGTCCATAAATATGGTTTATCAGCAGTAGTTTTTGGAGGAGTAGATGACCATGTACCAGTCGGAGTTGAAGTACCATCTGACCATATTTGATAAGTAACTGATGTAGATTTAATACCTTTTCCATCATTTACTCTAGTTAATGTAATTAAAGCCGTTGCTTTAATTGCCATATCTATCCCTCCAATTGAGCACTAAGTGTAGCTTTGTTCGAAATGTCGCCAGCACCGATTGTATAAGTCGTACCTGTCGCTACTGCAGTAGTTCCTCCATCTTTATACCATTTAATAGTTCCTAAACTAGATAAAGCAGAGCCAGTCACTTCAACTCCACCTTTATAAACGTGAGCAGTTAAAGTTGTAGCAATGGCAGTGTTTTTGAAGATTGTTCCACCGCTTGAAGTGATTGCCATTGTGATTGCATCCTTACCGTTTGTTCCATTGATTCCATTTGTGCCTTTGTAAGATACAGAATATGATTCAGTAGACTTTCCATCTGAATAATTTACCACTGTCTTTGTCCATAGATATTGACCGTTTGCTATATTAGGAACCGTAGGACTCCAAGCTCCTGTCGGAGGAGTAGTACCGCTTGTGCCTGCTTGATATGTTACAGATGTTGAACTTACAGTAACACTTGTACCGTTTGAACCGTTCGTACCATTTGTACCTTTATAAGAAACTGAGTAGGCTTCTGTTGATTTGCCGTCTGAATAATTTACTACTGTCTTTGTCCATAAGAACTGCCCATTCGGTACACTAGGTACTTCAGTTTTCCATTCTCCAGTTGGCTTAGTAGTACCGCTTGCACCGACCTGGTATGTTACAGATGTTGAACTTACAGTTACACTTGTACCATTTTGTCCTGTCTGCCCTTTAAATGCAATTGAGTAACTGAATGTCTTGTTAATAGTGATATCACCATTTACAACGATAGGGATAGTGATAGTACCACTCTTAGTCAATGCAGATGTTGCAGTGATAGTGATCGTTGGCATTGGTGTCTTACCATCAGAAACCGCTGAAATTCCTGCAGGACATGTAATATTTCCTACCGTACATGGGACCTGCTCACTACCACATAATGCCATTACCTGTGTAGTAGTTGTCTGTGTACCATTTACGGAACTCGTAGTACCCAAGAATGTATAGTTGTCATTTGTTAATACGACGGAATAACCATCGGTTAAATCGATTACATCAATTTGATTTACAGCCTTAATTGCCATATTTTGTTTCCTCCTAAATATTTAATTCGCAGTTAAATACTGCCTTGAAATTTATATCTTTTGCATTGATTGTGAATAGGAATCCATTGTCGTTCAACCTAGAATCATCTAATGGAATATTCGTAAATTCTTCTTCGCCATGTCTTTTAATCAGCCATTGTAAGTATGCATCCTTCCCAAACACTTCTTTTAATTTAGTCGAATTGTCTATCGTGATGCTTCCAACGTATATCTTAACGATAAATATCGTCGCAACATCACTGTTCTTGAAAGTTGTGCCATTTGTAGATTCAATGCAGAGCATAACTGCGTCTTCACCATCAAGTTCACCACTGTTAACTTTATCTACAATATCTTGAGCTTTATTCAATGCACTCTCTGCATCTTTTTTCGCTTGCGTTGAATTATTTAAGGCATTGTTAGCAGCATTAGTAATACTTTCACCTTCAGTTTTAGTAATGTAGGTTTCTGATACACTAAGCTTAATTCCATCAGTTGCCACTTTAATCTGAGCATCAGTTTCAGTTTTAGAATAATAGTTGTTGGCAAGATCTTCTTTTACACCATCGACTTTATTACTAGTCTCAGTAATCTTAGTAGCTTGTAATTTAATAGCTTTTGCATTTTGTTCAATTGCCGTTGTATTTGAAGTTACTTTATTCGTTAAATCTGCCAAATCTTTCTGAGCTTTATCTGCATTAGCTTTAGCTGCATCTGCAACTCCTTGAGCTGCCTTAGCATTGTTGATTGCAGTTTGAGCATTGCCTTGAGCCTTAGTTGCATCAGACTGAGCTTTCTGTACTGCAGTTTCTGCATTTGTTAAACGAGTTTTAGCACTTGCAATTTCTGATTCACTTGCATCAACTCTACCGGTTACTGTTTCTAGATTAGCTTTTGCATCCGCTAATTCCTTGTTAGCATTGTCTAAATTTAATTGAGCACTGTCTGCCTTTTGTTTAGCTTCATCTGCTAAAGTTTGAGCACTCTGAGCATTTGTAACTGCTTGATTTGCAGTCGCTTGAGCTTGAGTTGCTTTCTTTGTTGCATCAGCGATATCTAACTGAGCTTGCGTTGTATCTGATTGTAGCTTTTCGATTGAACTTGCTTGAGTTGTAATTGAATCGGCATTTTGTTTAATCTTGGTATTTAAGCTACCTTCAATGCTTGTTAAATCACTCTTAGAAGCATAAGTTTGAGAAACTGTAGTCGATAACTCACCGACTTTCTTTTCAATCTCAGTTGAAACATCTGCATGAATCGTTTTTGATTCGTTTGTTAAATCAACTTTGGTTGCATATGTTTCTTTAACTGAATTGATTTCTTTAGCATTTGCATTCGCTTTATCCACTGCATCTTGAATTTGTTGCTTTGAATCGGTGATATCACCTTTAATTGCATCAATCTGTTCTTGTGCTTTACCGGTGCTAGTATTCGCATCTTGTGCTAGTTGTTTAGCTTCACTTGATTGATTATTTGCAGTGGTAGCTAATTCATTCGCTTTTGTTGCATCTGTCTGAGCTTGTGTTGCTTTATCGACTGCTTCTTTGGATTGCACATTTGCTTGAGATACTTGAGTATGAATCTCACCGATCTTTGAATCAATCTCATTCCATGTGTTATCGAATATAGCTTTCGTGTACTTGATTTCACTTGGATTTGCATACGTACATTTCCATCTTTTCCATAAGAACTTATCACTTTGATAAACCACATTACCAACAAACCACTCACCGCCGACTAATTCGGTTTGTAATGTTGAATAATAGAACTGTTCCTCGGCGCTCACAAATGACTGACCATCTTCACCTTTAATTACAGACCATCGGTATTTTGTTGGGTCCTCAGAACCATATTGTTTTGAATCCGAATACTGACCAATAAATTTACGATTTGAATCCGTTAAACTAAAATCCACACGACCATCTGAACTGTTTGCATAGGCAATATGTACATATGCGCTTGTTCCATTTTGACCATCTTGTAGTCGCATTACAGTGACTTCTGCAGTTGCCTTAAGTATTTCACCACTCATTGCTTTAAATCGATATACGGCCTTTTCTGTGAAGTCTGAAGCGTTGACTGTGATTGTTTGACTCGTTGATAGCCTCTCATCATCTTTATACCAAATAATCGAATACTTAGATGTGATATCAACACCATCATCCTTTACCAATGCAGTCAAATTAGTTAAATCTGAATCTTCCTTAAATAGAACTCCATTTGAAGATACGATTGAGCCTTCATAAACTTTCTTTAACTCAATCATCTTGTTCATTTCACTGATCAGAGCCGAACTAATCTGTGATTGTTTTTCTTCAAAGTTATCAAAGATAGTTTTGCATTTCTCTGAATCTGTAAAACAAATCTCTTGTTCTGTGATTCGTGCTTCTAAATACAACGTAGGACTATACTCTGCATCTTCGATTGTGAATGTATCGCCGATATCCGCATCAATATATGCATCTACATCATATGTAACTTTAGGAACACAATTCTTTTTCAATTGAGCTAGTGCTTGACCGTATAATGTCTCAACATTTTCAGTTTCATAAGACCACACTAGCACTGCATACATATCGTTTGAATGATTTGTAAGTAAAGTTGAAGGGAATCTATCTCTAGATTGAGGTGCTAGTATATTATTTCCATTAACTTTGTACAAAACATTTCCATTCGCATCTTTTACAATACGACCACTAATTGAATTAAGTTGCAATCCATTTGTCCCTGTAGGTCTGATTGCAGTGTATAGCTCAGTAATATCACTTGTTTTAATGATTCCATACACATCGTTTGGATACCTTAATATCGTACTGCGCTTGTCACTTCCCATTCCTTGAACACTGTCAGAATGAGCACGATAAATATTTAATACAACATTCTTCAATGAGTAATCATCGTTTAATTGAGTTACAAACTCTAATTCTGCATCAAACACTGTTGCAATTGAATACAATCGAGCTAGTACAGTATCGCTACCAGTCCACTCATGCGTGATACGTTTATCTGATACTTCATTGCGACCGATTATAAACGATTGCTCAAATCCATACGCATTTACATATTCTGCAAATGACATAGCTCTAGGAGCTTTATATGCATCTACATATTCATTCGTTAATTCAAGGCAAAGACCGTAGGCGGTAACAGTTGTTGTGTCACCACCTTTTTCAACATTCATGATTGTTAAATAATAGCCTTTGTTTTTTCTTGTAAAGCTAAGCCTATTTCCTTCAACTAAAAAGACTGCATCATCATGTGCAGTCAATGTAGTGAATTCAAATGTATATGCTGAGCCTTTCAAATATGTATGCAATGTTTCATCAAAGTAATGCATTGCGCTAGGTACTGTATTGTCTAAAAAAGCTAGAACCTTATCGTAAGGAGTTAATATTGCTATTCTTATTTGTTCCATTATAACCATGCCTCCCTAATTCTAGCTTTTATAGTTGGTTTTGATTTTGACCAACTTGAACACGTAAGCTTCACTTCTGTTGTTCCTACTGGAGCTTTAAAATACTTAGTTCCTAAAACCTCATCTTGAGGCCTAGCCATTCCATTCACATAAACGTGAGATGATTTTCCGTCAATCGTGATTTTAGTTCCACTTGGATATCTGTTAGGGATATCTCTCCATTTTGATACATTGTTCTTTGTAAAGTTTATTACATCAAACCCCATCATGCCCATCAATTGGTTTCCACCTCTATCACCCCATTGCTTAAAAGCAACCTGAATCTTGGTGCACTTCATGTTTACAATCTCTGGAATGTAGTAGTCGTGATATCCTCCCCAGTAGAAGAAGCGAATGTTTCCTCCCTCTTTTAGAATATCGCAATGACCCCAGTCCCAATACCATGGATTTTGCGTGTGTAAATGTGAAGTAGTGTATGAGAACTCTCTTAGCATTTTACCATTCGCCCAAAACTCATAATGTCCTGTATTACCTACTGTATCTGTCTTGTACCAGTTACAACCGCAAATCAATTTATTATCTGCTGTTAAGAAGTTGATACACATTTCACCAGTTTGACCCATCAAACTCGCATAGAATATCAAATGAAAATAACAATAGAAGTTCTGAGATCCACTTGAATCTCCATTTGAATCTGCAGGTATTACCAATGTTCTTAATCCACCACTAGCATTTCCTTTTTTTGCTCCAACCGTTCCAAAACCTAGAAAGCTTTGACCAAACCAACTTTTTTTTGCACAAGTTCCATTAGCACCAAATTGTGGATGCATTACATCTGTACCGCTTGTATCATCCTCACAATTATAAAAATTGTTGATATTAACTAAATGTTCACTCTGTTGATATGATTCAGAATCTAATTCTTCAATCTTCCCATATTGCATGACACCTTCAGTTGATACGATACCAATATATCCGGTTTCTGATGTTGTCTGAACATCATAATCAATACTTACAGGTACAGTTCCTTCATTGACAATGTTCAATACTCCATCAGTAGCAGTAAATTCTTTTTCTGTGGATGAATATTTTCTAGGGTCTGAGCAATAGATTTCGATTTCACCGATCACGTTATTACTTCCACCATCAACTTGTGTATTAGATGTCTTAGTTCCAATGAAATACCTGTCACTTTCATCATTAAAAATGACTTTTACTTGCTCACCACTCAACAATTTATTCATCTTGTTGTAAGCTTCTCGAAATTCTCTGCTTCCTCTAGCTCTCAACTGGTACCTAACAGTAATCGTTCTTGCAGGAGTTGTTTTATATCTGTAATAAGAACCATCCATTCCATCAATTTCAGTATGTTTTACTTCTGATTCCATCAACTCACGTCCTGTTACAGAAAGTGTACGATATCCATCTATTTCATTTTCTAAATATACGCCATTATATGACATGGCTTCTGTCGGTAGGTTAGTACCGACGATGCCACTATTTATTGTATTTACGAATGGATACATTATCTGTTACCTCGCAATCTCTCATTGAATTTTGAATGTCTGTTAATCTCATTCTGATTTGCTCTGTATGTTGCACGTGCGAATTCACGATCATTAATGTAAAGTGGTGTTTCGACTGTTAATTGAGCGTTGCTAGTGTAATCGTATTCTGCGTTCATATCACTCACAATGCCTCCAAAAGCCATTTTAGGAGCACTCATCATAGGAAGATAGAATAAATCCTCTGAAGCTCTTTTTGCGTCAGAATACATAGATTTAATACCTAGAACAAAACCTTTGCCAATCCACATACCATCTTTCTTAGTAACTTTAGAAGGTGAGCCAATTCTAGCCTTTGCTTGAATTGCAGCATCTGCAGCTGCTGCTAAACTAGCGGCCGCAGCTCTAACAGAACCTTCACTAGCTCTTAAGCCATTCGCCAATCCTTGACCAATCATCTGACCACAATATTGTGCTTTTGACTGGCACGCATTGAATGCACTAATAATGTTATTGCATGAAGATCGTGCTATTGACACACTTTTTGATAAGCTTCCTTTAAGTCCTGCTGTAAACTTAGTACCCATTGCAGTTCCTGAAGTCGAAGCCCTAGCTTCTGCTGCAGACATTGCACTGATAATGTTATTGCATGAGCTTGTCACCGTAGCCGATGTACTGGCAAATGTAGTACCTACCATACTGATAGCAGTTACAAGGGCCATCATCTGAGTACCTGCGCTTCCTATGCCTACAGAAGCAGCAGATATAGCTCCTATACCGGTTGCAACTGCAGCTAAGCTAGCTCCCATATCAAACAAATTTAAACCAGTAATAATCTGAATGCCTTTAGCTAATTCTTTGAATCCTTTGCCAGCATTCAAAGCAGATTGTCCAATAGATTTAATCACTCCTGAAACTGAGTTTAAGATTCCACTTACTGTTTCTCCAAACGATGTAATTACACCACTGATACCTTCAAATACTTCTTTGATAACAGGTCCAAACGCAGAAACAACATCTGCAACACCCTGAAGAACCATTTGCAAGCCTTCACCTTGCGACCCAACCAATGCCATAGCAGCACCTGTTGCAAGAATAGCCGCTGCCAACGCAAGCCATGTAGTAGGTGGCACCATTGCGATTGCAGTTCCTAATCCTGTAAATGCAGTTGCTAAACCTTGTCCAATACCTTGTGCTACCGTACTGATTGCAGTACCAAACGATTCAATAACAGTGCCGACTCCTTCCAAAGCCGATTTAATGCCTTGTCCGATACCTTGAAAAGCAGTACTAATTGCTTCTCCTAGACCTGTTATAATTCCTTTTACACCTTCACATACCGAAGTAATAACATTGGAAATTCCTTCAAATGCAGAATTAATAATCTGTGCAGCTTTAGATGTTTTCTGAGCAGTTCGCATTGTTGCATCACCAATACTGTCACTTGGAGTACCATTTTGCGGTAATTGTCCAGGTATTTCTTGAGTTGGTTTTTCTCCTAATCCTCTGATTTTGTCAATAATTGATTTTAACTTTGAATATCCACCTTTAGCCGTGCCAACGACACCACTAATCATACTAGATACTTTGCTACCGACTTTGATTGCAACAAATGCTCCTGCCAATAATTTGACTGCACTTGCAAATCTCTTAACATCTTCCGTTTTAAGATTTGCTATGAAATCTGCAATTTTACCAGTTACTTCTTCTACTTTTGCAATGATATTTCCAATGTCTTGTCCTAACTGCTCAAAGACTTTACTGTCTTGCAACTTATCCATTACATTTCCAATAGCATCTTTGACTTTGTCGAACAATGTAATTGCGTTTTGTACTGCATCTGTCTTCATAAATCCATCATAGAATTGTTGGACCATAGCTTTAGCATTGTTTGCTCTATCTGCAAGCCAATCCATAGCTTTTGATACATTCTCCAAGACTCCAGGCTTGAAGTCCCATGTCAAACCATCATCCTTGGATTCCATGATTGAATTTCTAAAGTCATAGATTTTAGATTTAATCTTTTCTAGATTATCAACTAATCCACCCATGGCTTTTGACTTCAACATGTTATTCATTGCAGACAAGAACCCTTGTTCTAAGTTTTGTACTGCACTCTTGATGTTAGTCATAGAAGTTTTAACACCTTTAGAAGCTTCTAATGCAGTTTCTGCAAATCCACCGGTTTCAGTATCACATTCAATCATTGCATCATTAAACTGATCAAATGTAATCGTTCCATTCTTTAATGCATCATACAATTCATTTGCATTACCACTTGCAATACCTAGTTTCTTAGATACTTTAGTTAATGCTGGAGCCATTGTTTCCTGTAAGGTTCTCCATGATTCCATATCAACTGTACCTTTAGCAAGCATCTGTGAATACTGTTGTAAACCACGTGATGCATCTTCTGAACTAGATCCACTTGCTAAAAACGCATGGTTTAATGCAATTGTAGTATCAGTTGCCTTATCAATATTACTTGTAACGGCAGACAACGACTTAGATGTTGTTACAACATCTGCCAAGTTTGTTGGTAAGCCTTGTACTGACTGATTTAACTTTGCAACACTCTTTTGAGATTGTTCAATTGAAAATCCCAAAGACTTCATAACTTTTGGATAGGATTGCATGGTATCAAATCTATTAATAGCACCATCAAAGGATGAGCTAAAAACGTTCATCGTTGCACCAATAGCTTTAGTTATGCCGACACCAGCTACAATAGATTTAACTCTATCACTAAACGACTGGCACGCTCCTATAGCTTTGTTCATGGTTGAGGTCATATTCTTATCGGTTGCCGTTAGTATGGCTTCAACACTAAAACTTTCTGCCATTGTTATCCCTCCTTTTTATTTATGAACTCTGCCAACTTATTAAACTTGCTTTGTTTCTTTATCCCCATGACACGATCCAACTCTTTCTGATAGTCAAAGAACTTGCTAAATTTCGTGTATACCATTCTCTGTTTCTTGCCTACTTGCTTTTTAGCCTGTGCAGTCATATTTAGGTATGCTTGTAAATGCAGATAATACTGGTCATCTACCATTTGTAGCTCTTTAGCCTTCATTAGAAGTCGATATTCGTAAGGGGTAAGATTATTTACCTGATCCAAATTTTTGAAGTCTAAGTATCTAAAACAAGTCAAAGCGACACGTTCATACATTTCATCAAATGTTTCGTCTATTTCTTCTCTTCTTCCTGCATGCTCGTCATCAGTGATTTCACTTCTTTCTTGCACGCATTCGCTTGAGATAAAAAATTGATTACGTCTTCAAAAACTTTGTCGATATCTTCTACATCTTCTAAATATCTTTCAATGTCTGTTTTCTTTAAACGTGGTGTTTGTCCAATATTCATACAGAAGATACAATCGACTAATGCATCAATATCTCCATCCATGATGCTTGCGACCATAAATTTCAAACCTACTTCTTTTTTGTTTTTAGTGTTTGGTACATCCACAGTCACTCTTTTATTTACTTCATGCAAGAATCCGAACCCTGCTACTAGCTGATAAATCTCTCCATTTGCTTCAATTTCCATGTTTTTACTCATTCAAAGTCCTCACTTTCTAAATTTGAAAATAAAAGGGGCTTTTCTGCCCCTATGTTCTATACGCTTGTTCCTTCTTCTTTTGTTACATCTTTATAAACGTAAGATGCTACTTCCTGCTGTTCTTTAGTTACTGATGCATATCCATCTGCTCCATTTCCATTCGCTCCAAATGTCAAAGAAACTTCAACAACTCCTTCTGCTTCAGATGAAATTGAACACTCTGTTAAATATCCTTGGTAGTATTTAGATTTAAACTTGCCGGCATTTTCTGTAGTGCCTTCTTCTGCTAGGTTTACTTCCCAACATTCGACCAACTTATCTGCCAACATAGCTTTTTCTAATTTGTCGATAATTGCATCGCCTTTTGCTAAAACAGATGTTGATGTAATTTCAATTTCTGCCACTGATGGTGTACGAATAGTTCCGTCTTTTGTTGCAGTCGTATCTGCATCTTTAGTCACGTTTCGCTCGTTTTCTGTTGGGAATGCAATTGCACTAGCACTTTCTTTTTTTGAATCTTCTGCAACTCTGAAAAGATAGATCAACTGTTTACCTGCAACTGATTCTTTCATTGTTTCTGCGAACATTTGTAAATCAAATTTCATTATTTTATTCCTCCTGTAATTCTAAAATCCAACTCTAAAACACCATGCATCAATGGTGCTCCTGTACTTGAATCCGATAATATCCGTTGGTTGACATTTTGGATCATAAAAGCAAAGTTATTTGTGTGGTTGATTTGTCTAGCCACTTTCTTAATGGTTTGCATAATTTCAGACAATTCTCCACGCTTCCTAGGATTGTTGTGCCAAACATCCACAACTTGCGTGATATCACCTAAAATCATTGTTTTATTCCCATAATCGTCCACTAGTTGACTTGAACCAATGTATACATATGGATATGGTGTCCCTTCACTTGGAAGAAACGTATCGTATACATTAATACCTTTACTTTTTAACGCTTTTTCTAATTGCACTTTTAGTGCAGTGAATAATTCCTGCTGTGAATCCATTGCATCACCTACTTAACTAGTTTCTTCATATCCGATTTAAAGATTGGTACTTGTTGTTTGAATGCAGGTCTAACAAAAGGTTGTGCGTCCATAAAACGTGTTCCAAATTCAACATAAGGTGCATAATGTGTTGATGGTCCTTCTGCATATGTGAATCCGCCATCACGTGTTTCACCTCTGATGCTTCTTTTGGTTGCACCTGTTGAATACCCTTTTGTAAATACTGCATTTTTAACTGTTTTATTTTGCATATCCATTCCATTCTTCAAAACAACTGTTTTCACATCTTCCAAAGAACAATTCTTTTTGAGTTTCTTCTGCAGTTTATCTAATCCTCTTATTTCAACTTTTGCCATATTTATTGCACCTCAGACAGAATAAAAGACTCCTTTGTTCGGAGTCTTCGTGAGTAATCAACTTTGTATTTCTTCGCACCGATTCGAATATGATCAAAAGGTTTTTCATAAATATTCTGAATATGACAAGTAAGGCTTCCTTGTCTGATTTGCCCGTATACCTGCATCATAGTTTCAGTTCTGGTATCCATTACGGAAGCCATTACCACTTCTTCTACAAGCGAATCATCTTCATAGTTACCTGTATTCTCGTTATAAGAACCTTGCACAAATCTTTGAAAGTAAATAGGTTTATCGTACCTCATAAAAATCGTACCTTTCCTTTATTTTGATTGGCTTGCTCATCTCTCCAGGATTGAATCTCAGAAGAGAAAGAAGAGAAGTCATCATCATTAAATGACATTGACTCCCCTTCTACTGAATGTGTTTGAACACCCTCAGAACCAATCCTATTAAAGCGTTTGATGGACACTTCAGTAATGATATATTCTAGTTCATCCGGTATGATTTTGACGCTTAGAAGCGCTTTAAGTCGACCCTCCGTAAGTCTTACAATGGTTTCTAGCTTTTCATCATCAGTTTGCAATCCAAGAAGCAGTTTTACATCATTTAATACGGTTGTTGTCGACATCTTTAATCACCTATGCCTTTAAATCAACAACTACATCGCCTTTTGATACTGCTTTGTAGTTTCTGTCACATTCAACTACTGTACAATGATTAGATTCTTCTGCTTTGATATCTGCTCCTTCTTCGAAGTTCTTCCAAGATTTTACATCTGCACCATATGCCACTGTTTCTTCAGAAGCTCCTACCTTGAATTTGAATTTGTTATTCGTAGATTGCAACTGTTCTGCAACTGCTACTTTTGTAGTTCCTGTTTCTTCGCCTTTAGAAGCCGTTAATGTTAAATTACGCAATGTCTGAGTATCAGAACCACCTACTGCAAAGTGTGCAATTGCATCTTGGTATTCACACATTAAACGTAATCCCATGATTGCGAACATATCGGAAATAGCACGATCATAGTTTCCTTCTACATGGAATCCTAAGAAGCCAGTAGTACTGTCAGTAGTATATGAAAGTCCTGCTTTAACAAATTCAGAATCACTTGGATCTACATAATATGCAATGATGTTGTTCATTGGAGTAGCCACTACTGTTTTTTCTGCAACTCGGTCTGTTAAGAATACAATATCTGCTCCTAAGAAGTTCTTAATGTATGTTAAACCGAATGCAGTCTGCATAGATACATTAGCTTCTCCTAAATAGCGATAGGCATCCAAAGTATTTACAAATACAACAATACCTGTAGTATTTCGTTTCATTTGTTGGAATTTGTGTTTAACATTACCGATTGCCATTGCGATAGCCAATTGCCAAGTAGCTTCATGTCCTACTAAGCTGCCTGAATTCAACTGTTTATATAAGCGATCAGTGATGTTATCTTGCAAATCAATACGGAACTGTTCGTCAGTATCAGATACTGCAGCTTCATATCCTTTCTCTGCAATTGCTTCAATAGAAACGGCTTTACGGAATTTCTCAATTTGAATTGTATCAAAAACTTCTTCTGTAACTTTATATTCACTTAATGGAATTGATTCGCCTTCTGCTACATGTCCGTCCTGTAATGTTCCTGTAACTTTCTTTGTTTTTAACACTGAACCGTTTGCTTTACGGATTGGACGAATAATTCCTAATACATCCAATAAAGCTTGGATGTTCTTTCCAAAACTAGTAACAAAATCAATTTCGTGTGCTCTAACTTGGATGTTGCCTGCTCCTGTTAATCCTGTAGGTGCTGCAAACATTTGCAAGTTCATACCTTTATAAATTTTTTTCATATGTTAGTTCTCCTTTTTCTATTACTGGAATAAATCCATATTTTCCGCAATCATGCGTTGTCTTTCCATTGGATCAGTGATATTCAAGATTGATTCACGAGTTACTCCTTTGTTTGAACCACCACGTTTTGGACCGTTGCCTTTCAGTTTTTCTTTAACTGCTTTTTCTACTTCAGATTCAAACATCTTAACAAATGCATCAACCGCTTTCTTTGTTTTATCTGCATCTTTATTAACTAGAACAGATAAAAGGTCCTCACCAACGTTAATATCATGTTCTGCGCACATTTTACGCGCTTCATTTGTCATTTCTGCGATTGCGTTTTTTGCTTTCAATTCATCTAGCTCTTTTTGCACTTTGTCACGTTCTGCTTCTGCTCGTTCTTGTGCATTCATTTCTGCTAAGCGCTTAGCTTCTGCTTTTTCTTTTTCTTGATCTGCTTTCCAACGTGCAAACCTTTTATCAAGAATCGCATTCAAATCTTCATCTGAGTACTTCTTTTCAGATGCTTTGTTTTTTTCTTGGTTATCTTGTCCCTCAGTTGATTGAGTCTGAGTTGATTGAGTGTTTTCTGTCCCTGTACTCTCATTCTCACCTGAAGTTTCATCTGCAAAAAGTTGTAAGCAAAAAGGTAGTCTGTCATTGAATTTTTTCATAAGTAAATTTCCTCCTATTTTTCTGACTTTGCTTGTCATTTCCCATATCTTTTTAAGGCTTAAATGCTTGGCCTGTAACCCATACAGTTTAACGACGTGAATGCTTGGTCTTGTTTGGAACTGTGGATGTGTAGGCTTTATAAGTCTTGGCTTTTCCACAAAAAATGCACCGTTGATTACGTACTTCAACGATGCACTCTAGCCATTGGTCAAAATAAACCTTTTCGACACGTTCCAAATATTTGTGATTACACATCTCTTAGATCCACGTATTCCGGATACGCTTCTTCTGTGCTTTTGCATCCTATTCTGAAGAAATTAAGTGCTAGTTCTCCAGCAAGGTCCAAACCCGAGATATACAACGTCTTGCTATCTTTATCAGGTTCGTAATATCTACAAAGTGCGTCGGATGTTTCGTCGATTGAATTGGCCAATGTCAAAAATAGTACTGAGATAGCGCTGCAGACGATATCCTTTCCTATCGGAGCGTAACGAGCATGGCCATGTACTTCAATCAGGCAATCACTTTCTGTCTGTTTAATTTTAATTTTTATCACATAGTATCACCTGTTTCATTTGTCTTTTTTAACTTAATAGTTCTTTCAGATAGAAAGCTAGATGTAACTCGCACTTTTGGAAGCCAGTTGTTATCTGGATTTAAATTCATTTCTATCTTTAAATCTGTTAGCAAATCATATTGATCCACAATATCATCTGCATGGTCAATAATACTTTGTGCTGCTTCTTTTATATGCTTCTTAATTTGTTCTGATCTATCTTCACCACGTGTAAACCGATAATCCATTGTATCACTCCCTTGCATAATAAAAGGCCACTCGTTTGAGTGACCTGATTTTTTTAATAAATGTCTTAGCACCAAGCAACAGTGCCCGTCTTTTCCCCTACTGAAATACCCCATAAAGCATGGCCTGCATAATACTGTTTAACATCAACAGACGATTGTTCTAATACTTCACGATTCCCATTATCGTATATAGCAACTTTACCTTTAGCCTTTGGATCTATGTCAGGCGAAAATGAATATACATATCTGCCGTTGTTATATTCTAATAGCTCAAATGTAATCATTTTTTCACCTCTCTCTATAGAATAACACCGAGTAAAGAAGATAGCACAACGTTAAAAGAATCTTTTACAAATTCAGATGCTTTTTTCATGCCACTGTTTTCTTCCAAAAAGATAACACCTTCATAGGTAATCTTAAATGGCGGGTCTGTTTCTACATATAATTTAACATCTTTATATTTGTTTTCATATACCTTGAATCCTTTGATGTAGCCATGGGTTACTAATGTAGAAATTACTTCCAGCCAGTAGTTTTTAGGAACATCAAATAACTTAGAGTTATAAGAAAAATCTTCTAATTTAGCTTCTTTGCCAAGTTTCATACACTCATATAAATATTTTAAAATCTTGTACATCAGTACTTGCATATCATTACTTGCCACAACTTACTCCTAAAACATAGCTACTTATCTACGAAACCTTTTTTCGGCTTTTTCAATTCTTCTTGATGTTTCTCAAAAGCTTCCTTAATTTCTTGTGGGGTATCCGGTTTTAATACCTTTTTTTTAATTGTTGACTTTTCCCTGTCAATGTAAGGATACCAAATTGGCGCCCAATGCATAATTATATTTACCTCCTTAATTTAATTTCTACTAATCGTTTGATTTCTTTTGATATTTCATGAGCGTTATCACCATTTATAAAACAATCACTAAAAGCTTCTGCCATAGTTTCTGAATAACTTTCGGATGCATATCCTGAAATATCTTCAATTAATACGTTTAATCTTTTCCCTTTAATTATACCTTTTGTTTGGAGATTATTAAAGGCTTCTAAGACTACTTTTCCGGATTCATTACACTCTTCCCAAGCATTTTCTATTTGTAACATATTTTTATAGTTTATATTGCTATTCAAAAGCTCAAATTCTAAAACGTGCGCAGCTTCATGCACCATATCGCTTTCAATTGTTGTCCCCTTCATCCAATACCCTATATTTACCTGCTCTTTTATAAGGTTTCTATAGGCATCGGGGTCTTTAAAAAGCTTAGGATTTAAGCTAATATCGTTTTTACTTGGTCTAAACACCATTGCTCCATTATCTGAAGTTGATATACGATTTACATATTTATTGATTTCCGGATATTGATTTAGCATGTTTCTTAAGCTTTTAAGCGCTCTTGAAACACTTGAGTAATTTAGTTCTTTTATAGACTCGTCTATCTCAATGTTAAATTCATTCTTCCATTCTGTGGATAGATCAGCATAACGCTTATCATTGGATGTTTTTTCAATTTTTTCTTTAACCTTTGATATTAAAAAGCTTTTGCTTTTATCTGATTGTCTTTCTTTCCACTCATCAAACCTTAAACTATGTTCTCCATTTGCTAATCCATTTAGCCATTCGTAATATACCCCTTTATCTGAATAAGGTGCTGTACTGCAGTGACAACTCGGATGCCTTGGAGGTGCATTTTCTCCTATTTCCATGTCTTTAAGTTTGAATGTTTTGCCATCCATTTCTTTACACAACGGACACACATCTTTTAAGCTACAGGCTATATATTCATACTCATCTATTCCGTTCGCTTCATAAGATTCTGCCTGTGCTTGTGTTTGAACTCGTGCAATTTCTGTTCGCAACAATCTTTCTGCATTGCATCTAGATACATCGAACTTCTTTCGTATCTGAGGGATAAACTCTCTAGGATTCTTGCCTTGAATCAATGCATTGGATAGAACACTAGATAAACTGTTTTTTAGCTGGTCTTGATTGACCCAAATTCGTTCTGAAAAGGTTGCGTTCTTAAAAGATGAATCTGCTACTGTTTTGGCCATCTTCGCATTATCAATCACTGTATCACCTAAGATAGAAGCATTGCGCTTGATTTCTTCTAAATAGGCTCCTTCTAGTTTATCACCAGTATACGACTTCAATTCATCATGGCCTGCCACAAGCTCTAATCCGATGTTTGCTTTTAAAAGTTCCAATCGGTTGACTTTCATTGCAAGATTATAAAGGCGCATCTGTTCATTGGCTTCATCTGAAAAGTTCTTTTCCTTTACATACTTCTTAGCTTTTCTTTGAAATGCTTTGATATCTATGTTTGAAACTCTTTTTTTAGCTTCTGCCATTGTGATGTTTTCTTTATTTGCATAGCGACTAAAAAAGGATTCGATTTCCTTTTCAACCGAATCCATCATATTTGCATATATTTCTTGTATCTCATCCGCATATTGCTTTTCATCTTTTAAGCGTTTCTTTTTCCATTCAAGCTCACGATCTCGCCAATATGTTTTACTGCTCATTGTATTGCGAATCCTCATTATTTTGGAAGATTCGGTTTTCAGTTTCTACCATATCATTCTCATCTTCCTTTTTGATACGCTCCATTTCGGCATTCGTATCCTCAACTGCCGAGATAAACGACAACTGGGTTTCGTGCGATACGATTCCTGATAATTGTGCAGCAGTCTGTGCTTCTTCTAATAAGTTTGCAGGATAATTTTGTGTAAACTTGTATTCAACATCAAGCCAGTCGTTTTCAGAACGATGTGTGACTGCATTACTAAATAAGACTCGATATCTACGATTCATTCCAGATGTGAACTTTCGCTCTTTCGCTTTTGCTAGGTTTGACATAGAAAGAAGTTTATATCTCAATGCAATGCCTGATGTCGTTCCAAAGTTCTCATCATTGATATTGGCCACCATTGAGTTTTGGAAGATTAATCGCTCTAATCTGTTGATTAGATTTTCCTGTGTTGCATCTGCATTTGGCTTTGACATGAAATCAACTACAATTCCATCTCCACTTCCATCCATTGACTCAAAGTTAATTGTTCGATTATCTCGAATGTGTACCAAATCTGACTCTTCTAATTTTGGACCTAGGATTTTTAAATAGGCATCTGCAAAGTAATCAACATCATTTGCTTTTTCTGACATTGCCTTGTTATAGGCATTAATCAAACTGTATGTTGATTCAAAAATAGACATACGTTCTTCATTTTCAATAAATTCAGTGGCCGGAATATCATTGAATCCATGCTCTACGCCATTAAATACATGAAGACCGCCTTTATCGTTGAACTCATACTTATATGTTTTGTCATAGATATACCCACGCATAACCTCGTCTACAATCTGATATGTTACGAAATATCTAGGTTTCTGCACTGTTGATTCATCATAAACCATGAATCCTTCTCTTGGATCTAAATAAGTGATTCCTAAATTTCCATAATCATCATTGAAATACAATTCATATCCTTTTCCAAAAACACTACAAATCTTAGACAGTTCTGCATTGTTGTCGTCCTGATCATTGTATTTATCTAGCAAGTTGATATAATCATCAATTTCTTTTTTCTTAGATGACACTTTGATTGGAACCCCAATAAAAAAACCGTTGAATGTATCAACAATGTATTTCGCAAAGTTGACCACAACACGGTTATCGGGTTTATAAGCTTCTTTATCGGCTTGATGCAAGATCGGATAATCTCCAATATAGGCATCATAAAGCTTTTTATATCTGCTTGTTATTAATGTTTTATGACTTGTTATCAATCCATTCAACACTTCAATGTTAAGGATGTCTTTATCGTCAGATAGCTTAAATATCGTATCCGGTTTAATAATGTATGCGTTCATTAAATACCTCCTTTAAACGTCCTTACTTTAACTCGGCCAAATGCATATTTTTCTACTGCATATCGCATTGCATCCATCAAGTGGTTGAAATCATCAATTGGTCGATTTATTTTGTTTCCTAATCTATCTTCATCCCATGTGTAGTTTCCTATTTCAGTTATGAAATTAACACATCTAGGATGAATGATAATTTCAAAATCTTGAATATATTGAATCCCATGCATAATGGAATCTTTTCCTTTTTGTGACTTTTCAACGCGAAGGCCATACCCTCTAAGTTCATCAATCGACTTAGGTTCTGCACAGTCTGCCGTGTAAGACTTCTTTTGATAATGTGAGCTTTCAATCTCCTCATAAAGTCTTTTGTTGGAAAGGCCTTTTTTATACACCTCATCCCAAACATAAAGTTTCTTATGTTCTGTATCAATGAAGCCTATAAAAACTGCAGCAGGATCATTCGTATACCCAAAGTCAATACCGTCTACAGAGTCACAGTCAATAACCTGATCTAGTGTAAATTCTTCTTCTTTCCAATTCTCATAAACCAATCCATCAACGATACCCCAATTTCCTAATCCTGCAACTTGATATCGTCTAGGATTGTTCTTCTTCATATTTTCAAACAACCTTAAATCGGCATCATCCAACCATTCATTACACTTATAATTGGTTGTGATAGCCAATATATCAGGGTCATTCTCTGCATCAAAGAATCTTTTTTTTAGCCAGTGGTGTTCATTCCATGGGTTGAATGTAATCATCCATTGCTTCCAAAGATGAGGTGGCAACTCACCACGAATCGACTCATCTAATGTATCAAAGTCTTTTTCACTTGTTATCTCAAAAGATTCTTCAAGCCATGCCCAACACAAATATCCATACTCAACAGTAATAGATGTTACTTTTAATGGGTCATCAAGACCTCTGAAAAGAATCTTTTGTCCTGTTGGAAGATAAGTTGCTTCCAAAGGTGAATACTTGAATTCCCATAAGTTTTCAACTTCCAACCTTTTTGTTGCCCACTTTAAATCGGTAAAACACGAATCTTTTAGCGTTCGATATGTCTTACGAACTACCAATGTGTTCGACTGATCGTATTTCATCATGTTGTATATGATGCGCAATGCAGTTGTTTTCGACTTCTTGGAAGCACGAGAACCTTTGCATACATCATAACGACCTCTAAATTTCCAATAGGACTTATATCCTTTTCCTACTAGTTCGGGTAACTTGATTGTTTTAGTCTTCAAGCTCATCCTCTCCTTCGAACCTAGGAACTACGATTTCTGCTTGAACCTTATCTGTGAACAATGCATATCTTTTTCCAAGCAATTCCGCAGCTTTATTTGCATCAGAAAGCTTTGCAGGAATCTCAACGATTTGAGGAACTTCTTCTTTGACCGTTTTCTTTCTTGGTTTTCCATCTCCTGTATCAACATACTCTGAATGTTCTTTTGTCACTGTAACGACAACAGATTCTTTCATTTCTCGTCGCATTACTTTTGTGAGGTATTCCATGACTTCTTGAACATCTGCCACATTGTTACTGTGCGCTTTCTCAAGACATTCATCCACATATTCTCTGATATGCGGTAAAGCTAATAACCTGGATGCATGCTTTGATGCATTATCTCGGCTCTTGCAATTCTTATAAACTTCCAAATAAGCATCCACTGCATTCATCGTTATTAAATAGTTCTCACAAAAAAGCTTTTGCTTTTCAGTCAGTTTAGCCATAAAGCACCTCCTTTCTTGCATAAAAAAAGCCAAGACCTCTGTCTTGACATAATTTCTTATAATATTAGTTTAGCACGAAATTCTTGTCCACTAGGGGACAAAATGCATTATTCGTAACTTTTTACCTCAATAACTGTATAACTGATTGGATCTCCATTCTTTAATCTTACTCGCATTTTCGCATTCAATTTTGATACAAGTGGAAAGCTAATCTCTTTTTCCTTTACTTTTTTCAAAAAATTCTCATCCTCAATATCTGCATTGATTGTTTTTCCAAGGAATTTAAACTGCCATTTACTGTTTCCTAATAAATCAGGCTTCCGAACAATTAATACTCCTGTTGCTTCTTCTTCGGTGATATCACCATTTAGTGATTCAACATCGATAGGATTCCTAGTTCTCATTAAATCTTCTTTATCCATTTCAACGGTCTTTACTATTTTATCATCAGTAACTGCGATAGAAAAGCCTGTCCGATCACCATCTTCTGAAATAGTTTTTGATAATTCTGATAAGCACTTTTCTATTGAGGAATCTCTTGTGTAAAGATTATATGTTCTGTTATCAATATAGGTTACATTTCCAACACAAGACTTGACTATAGTATTATTCCCTTCATGAATTACTTCTGCAGGCATTTGTCCACCAAGATTTTTCTTCAGTTCAACAATACTATTAAACGATTCCAGGATAGGTGGCATCAATGGAAATAATACAGTAGCCATTTCAACAATCTGCTCTATCGTTATCTTGAAGCTACCCTTTTCGATATTCTTTACTTTAAATTTGCAAAAATCATTTTCGTTTAATGACGAATCAGCAATTTTACCTAAAACCGCAACAACACAGTCTAGCGACTTAGATAATGTTTCTATATCAATGTCATTTTCGCCTTTAAACCTTAATGTAAGTGTTTCTTTTTTCATGACATACCCTCTTTTAATCAACATTATTGTACCACCTCTTCTTTTAAACACTAATATCTATATGAACATTATCAACGTCAATTAAACTAATTTACCAATTTCTCTGCGGATATGTTTGTACATTCCGTTCTTTGTATAACCATATTTTTCCGCTACATCCCATGCATTCATATTCCAAAAGTATAGATCAAATAAAATGTTCTGGTCTTGCAAAGATAAAAGCTCGATTGCTCTGCATTCATTTAAACGTCTTCGATAATAATTTATTTCTTCCACTTTTAAAGTTTCTTCTTCCATCATCCCTAAAGGACTTGTATAAGAACCATGAAAGGTCGGCATAGGAGCACTGGATTTCTCCTGCTCCTTTGTCAACCTAATTGGATTGTGGCTTAGTCCTAACATTTTATGATTCAGAACCTCAAGTTCCTCGTTCAATTCAATAATTCGATGGCAGCAATAGTTTGCCGACTTCAAATCATTCAACATTTGGTTTACTTTTAATTTGTTCATTTTGTCCACCTACTTCTTCTTTGCGACAACTGACCCTCTATGCCAAGACTCTTCCCCACTACGATATCTTCTTTCGTTTGCTCTTTCCTGGTGTTTCTTATATTCTTTTAATCCACAATTTTCTCTTTCAAGTTTGACGATGTATTCAGTGATTCTTAATACTGCATTATTTAATTCAAAGAAATCTTTTTCTTGTAAGATTCTATCCTTAAAGTGAGTATGTAATCTAATACACTCATTTTGAATTAATTCATCGTGAATATCATATTCTGTTGCGCTCATTATTCATCACCCTTTAAATACTCAAACTCTTTTAGCAGCTCATCTTTTGTTTGCTCAAACTTTGATTCGATTTGCTTTTGTACATCAATCTTAGTTTGTTTAAACCACTTCTTTTTAAATTCAGTAACTGTCCTTCGATAAGTATCTTCTCCAGTATCACATGATTGCCACCACTCTAAATCGTGTAACAACTTACACAAATCTTTCATCATTTCATTTAATTGAGAATCATACATTCTATCAACATATTCATCCTCAATTCGACAATACATATAATTATAATGTCCACCGCTCATCGACTGTTCTCCTTTACAAACTCAATTTGTTCTCTATCTACACAAAACCTAGCACCATCATTAAATTCAATGTCGTACAAATATCTAGTTGTGCCAACAAGCACACATATGTTTTGCTTGTGCGTAACATTACCAACTTGACCGATGTAATCTTCTTTGTGCTTACCAGTACTGCTAATCAATTCATTTTCGTATTTATCAACTAAATATAATAATCTAGCTTTACGCATTAGTCGATTACCTCGCAATTTCTTGAAATCTCATTGATTGATACATTATCCGGAACATTTCTAAAAAGTCCATATTTCTTTACTTCCAGTAAAGACACATATCTGTTTATTGGCTTATTTCCAAGATTTCCTTCAAACATCAGCAATATACAGTATTCATTTTGTCTTAACCTGTATAAAGGCTCCTTGTATTCTTTTCTAGGAAGCATCAATCCTGCTTGTCGTATCATTGAATAACCTCACAATTTTTTAAAACATCCTGAATCTTTGTATCGTGATCAATACATTTGAAATATCCTTTATCTTTTAACTCTATTAATTGCTTAAACTCTGAAATTTTACAACTTTCATGACAATCACGGTATGTTTGAATTATATCAAATTCAAACTGGCTCAATTTATATGGTAGCTTTTTGTATGGCTGCTTTAGCCATGTAAATTTTCCTTCTATACAATCATTATTAAAGTCACATTTACTACAACGTGTGACCGAGCACTGCGTAATTCTTCCGTCAATTAGAGCAAAATCACTCATTCTTTTTGTTGACAAGTATTCAAAAAAATGTTCAAAATTCGTTTCTTCTTTTGTTTTTCTGCTCTTTCAGTAAGGCTTTGTGCTTTTTTTAGATCCACTCCGCCAAAATATGCATCCATATTGCTTAGGCCATACATGATCTGTTCTTCTTCAGTGAATGGAAGGTTATTCTGGTCATGTCCTTCTGGATCTAGAACGAAATCATATTCATCTGGAGTTCCGCAGCCATTCTGCAGGTTGAAGTACTGGATGTGTCCATCATCATCCAGGTACAATCTGTCGTGTTCGTTTGTTCCGACCATGTGAATGCATTTCGTGCAGTAATCTCTCACGTAGATGGCCGGCATCTTTATACAGTCAAAAATCATCATTCTCGATTTCTCCTTTAAAACTTCGCCATTCTTCGTCAGAAAGGCAAATCATCCGATGCAATCTCAAGAGCATCAACTTCGGCTTGTTGAGTCAAGCTTTGCGCATACTGCACATTCGATTGATTGTGATTTCTTGTCTGAGCTCCATACAATTGATTCTGAGCGTAATTTTGAGTGCCATAGGCATTTGTAACTCCTAGAGTGCTTTGCTCGTTAAAATCATTTCTAGGTGTCAAAAACTGTACGTTTTCTGCGACAACTTCTGTGACATAGACTTTCTGTCCTTGTTGGTTGTCGTATGAGCGTGTATTGATTCGGCCTTCAATGCCTAGTTGATTCCCTTTCTTCTGGTACAGTTGGATGTTGTCGGCCAGTTTGTTCCAGGCTACGCAGTTGATGAAATCAGCATCTTGTGTTCCGTCTTGATTCTGTCTTCGATTGACTGCCAAGGTAAACGAACAGACACTTGTTCCGTTTTGTGTCTTTCTGAGCTCTGGATCACGTGTCAATCGGCCAATCAGAACCACTCTGTTGATATCCTGCATAGGCTCACGCTTTCAATCCGCAATCATTCGCGATTGCCTGCATGGATTTGGCCATCAACTCACGCATCTTTTTCGTGTCTGCAGTAACCAAGTCGACCAGGTCGTTGAATTCCGCCATGTTGATCGTGCTCTTGAAAGCTTGATACTTCTCAACAAGCGTCGGCTCAACTTCTTGTTCTTCTTCACACACTTCTTCGTGAACCTGGTTTGACAATGGTTGTTGCAGTGGTTCTTCTTCCTGGATGGCTTCATCCACCTGAGTTTCTTCTGGTTTCGGTTCAGACACTGCATTGACTACAACCTCCGGTTTTTCTTCTACACGCTTTTTGGCAGCAGGCCTTCCACGTCGCTTTGCCACTTTCTCAACGATATCCGATTCTCGAATGTTCATTCCGTTGATTCGGTATGGTGCTACGTTGTCTGAATCGTCAACGTATGCGATAAGTCCTTCTCTGTCCACTCCTGCACAGTGATAAACGACTTTATCACCAGGAGCGTATTTGAGTTCTTGTTTTTCGGTTTGTTTTTTAGTTTTCATTTTCACAGTTCTCCATTTTTGATTTTTTCCTGCAGCTGCGCTAATTCGCTTTGCAACTGCTCTTCTGACATCTGGACTGGTTGGGCATAGAATTTCTCATCCAACTGGATTGCTTTGATTCCTGGGTTGTCTTCTTCACGTTCCGCTTTGCTCCATTTCTTCAAAAGTCCTTTCCAGTTCCTGATAGGGTCATTGCCTGTCTTCCATCCGGTGGATTCGTAGTGTTTCCAAAACTTTTTGGCATCTACGTTCAAGTTGTGTTCCTGGATGTAGTCCACGATTTCTGAAATGGACGGTTTAACAAAACAGTCAGTCCAGTCAGTCTGCACATTTTCGTTTTTTTCACTTTTTGACGCAGCCATACTATCTAACTTCTGACTACTGACTGACTTATTTCTAGACTCTAGACTCTTATCTCTAGACTCTAATCTCTTATCGGACAATGTCCTTTTTTTGTCCGGGACAATGTCCTCTACTTTGTCCTTCGATTTTTTCTCTATTTTTGAGCTCGTTTTTCGAGTGTTTTTTGAGCCTTTTTTAGGACTCTTTTCAGATGGGTTTTTCTGTTTATTTTCACGATACAATCGCTTTTTTTGTGCCCATCCGGTTTCTGATCCAATCATCGATTCATAATTTGCAATCTTCATCACATCGTTCTCAGACACTACAATCAGTCTTAAATTCTGGAATAATTCAAGGGCCGCTCTGACTGTGTCTGCGGAAAAAAACTTTGTGTCACGTGCAATTTTATCGACAGTGTATGGAACTAATATATTGCCAATTTTCGAGGCTAAAACACCATTTGTGTTTGATGTCATGGTGCACAATTTTATGTATAGGGTTACGTATTTACATCCGTCTTTCTGGGATAAAAGAAAATCGATTGCGTCACTTTCGAAAAAATCAGTCTTCAACTTGATCCAATAATAAACTTTGCTATTATCCTTGATTTCCGACATATGCAATCCTTTCTATTCTTCTTTTGGTTCTATTTCATTTATAACTACCATTACGCATGGTTTCTGTGCATATCTTTTGAAGACATGCAGGTCTGATACTTGCTTATCATCTTCGAAAGCCACTTTGTTTAAAGAGTCCAGTACAACTTTTGCAATGTTGTCGGAATCTGGCTTCTTTTGTGGTTGGATTTCATTTGCGAGCATCTTATTTAGTTTCACTTTTGATACATTCTTAGGTGGTGAGAAATATGCGAAAATTTTCACTTCCAGGGACCCTTCCAGCATGCTTGGAGTGCCACACTGTTCCATGAAGCTTAATCGTACTAGATTCTCATATTCAACTGTTTTAGGTGGTGTATGCACACTTACATACTTACCACGATTAGAGAATCGAGGTCTTCCTTTGGACCCCGGTTCTCCTGGTACTACAAACTGATAACGCATTATTCTTTGATTTCTCCAGTTGCTGGATCTTCACCAGGCTGTTCCTGATATTCTGCATCAAAGAATTCATTTGGAACTTCTGTCATATCTTCTTCAATCGTTGTCTTGATTGATTCATCTGTATTCACCTGCTTAACGAATTCAGTTTTTAATGGTGCATATTTAAGCAGCTTCTTTAAAACTGTTTTCTTGGCCATTTCATCAAAGTTTGTTTTCCATGGTCCACTGCTATATGACTTAGAATATTTTTTCGCATGATCAAGAACATCTTCATACGACATGACCTGGAATCCTTGGCCACCATTCACTAATTTGAACGTTGCATAATAATAGATCGGCTTACCTCGATTTGTTCTTGCAGGTTTATGTTTAAGTACTGGATCCATACCTAATTCGTACTCGAATTCATCATTTTCATAAACGACTTGAGCATCAATCATCTTGACTTCGCCTGAACGATATGCCAGGTCAATCAATCCCTTGTAACCAATCTGGAACTGACAAGCTCCACCATACGGAATCAGATAGGCTTGTCCTAACGGAGTGTTTGGCTCCAATCCTAATTGTGCTGCATTCATCATTGCAGCCAAGAATGACTGTGGAGTACATGATGCTAGCTTGGCATTATTAGATACTGCAGATAATGCGATTCGTGTGAATCGTTCTGGAGTCATTACACTAGGCAATGCCTTTGCGATTTCTCCTGACATAACAGAAATGTAATCTTTAATTGTTTGTGGCTGTTTTTTGGCCACAGTGCTTGATTGCTTCTTTGCAATCATTCCTTGTTGATTTGTTGTTGTCATGTATATTTATCCTCCTATTGTTCTTTGACTAAAAATCTTCTCGTTTTTCTTTGCGTTAAGTATTGATCATAAAGTTCAGGCTCATCTTTTCTGAACTCTTTAGTATCGAATGTGTTTGATACCGATGTTTTCCATGTAACTTTGAATTTGTCAGATGTTCCAATACCAGAATCACCTAAGTAATTTTTAACTTCATTCTCATGCTTTTTCTGAATATTCTGAAGCTCCTTGATTTTATCTTTGACCATCTTCAATGCATCCAGTTCCTGCTGCAATGGAGTTAGATCCACAATGTTGTCTTCATCATTTTCTACTGGATGAAGTTCACTGATTGCTTGTGCAGTAGAATCCGAACCATCGATTGGCGGTTCAATGTCATTTTCCACACAGTTCCAGAACTCTTTCTCCTGCTCGATCAGTGCATTGACTTCATCATCGCTTCTAAGGACTTCATAGCAGTACAAGTCAACTCCTGGAATATAAATAGCTATATACCACTTAGAAAGACCCGTAACCGCCATATAATGCATACACTGTGCATAATACTGAGGTGGAATATTTCCTTTCGAATACATGTCCTTGTTGTATTCAGACGTTGTCTTGATTTCAAGACCTGCATCCTCTCCAACAACCAATCTATCAACGTTGGCCAACATGAATGGATGATCTACAGATTGAAATGAGAATCCACTCTTTCGACATTTCTTGCCAGTTTCTTCTTCCCAACGTCTGGCCACATAGGCTTCCGCATCTCTACCAAATCGCATACGCTCATTGTCAATGTTCTTATGGATTCGGCCAGTCTTTTCACACCATAGTGCATAAGCCGATTTGTATTTGTTCATGCCTAGAACAGAACCGGCATCCGATCCACCGATTCCTTTTAGACGATTGTCCAGCCACTCTTCATGAGTAGCTGGTAACTTATGTTTGATTACTTTATTCATCTTCATTTGATTCATCCTCTTTTTCTTCTTCTGGTTCACCTGAATCATCAATGTAACGATTGTCGTTCCATTCTCTCCAGTCATCGATATCCTTAAAGAATGGCATTGCTATTCCTCCTTAAATGGTGGATGCTCCGCTAGAAATCTGTCCGTTTCGCCATCGTAACATTCTGCACATACCGCATATCCAAATCCATATGCAGTATGTACTTCTCTCGATGTGTACATCTCACCGAATCTGAATATTCTTCCACATTGTGCACATGGCACCATCTTTTCCATGTCTTCTTCATATGTTCTGATGTTAGCATATAAATAGGACTAGTCAAAAAGAGAAAATTTACACCAGTGGTA